TGTTTGCCATCAAGGGGGTGGGCGGCTGGGGGCGGGCTATTGTCGAGAAGCCGCAGCGCAAGCAAAGCGGGAAGAACGCCAGGAAAGTGGACCTATTTCTGGTGGGGGTGGATGAAGCCAAGCTCATCACCATGCGCCGCCTGGCGTTATCGCAACCTGGGCCGGGTTACTGCCATTTCCCGGATGACCGGGACGAAGAATATTTTAAGCAACTGACCGCAGAAAAGCTGGTGACCCGCTATGTAAAGGGGTTTCCTGTGCGGGAGTGGCACAAACCGGACCGCGCCAGGAATGAAGCCCTGGACTGCCGGGTGTATGCCCTGGCCGCCCTGAAAATCATGAACCCCAGTTTAAAGCGGCTGGCGGCACGCCTGACCATCAAACAAGCCGGCGAACCACCAAAAAATAATGAAAAACAGACTAAAAACAACCATTTAGAGGTTGAATTGAAAGCAAAACCTGAAGAAAAAACGCCGGAACCCTATAATGTTTCACGTGAAACACCACAAGAAAAGCTGCCAGAGGAATCCAAGCCAGCCGAGCCGCACACTGTTGCCATTAAACGCACGCGCAATGCCGCCCGCCAGCGTGCCGGTGGTGGATTTGTGCGCAGATATTAAGGGCATCAATGGAACGCATACCGCAAGAACTCACGGCAGGGCTGACATTTTCCCAGTTGCTGACGGATAACGACCACCCCGCGCCCACCTGGGCACTGAAATTGCTGCTGCGGGGGCCGGGTGCCTATGAAATTGACAGCACCGCAGCCGACAATGGCCAGCACCAGCTGACCGCTGCCGCCACGGACACCGCCGCCTGGCTGCCAGGCACCTATGCCTATTCGCTGCGTGCCACCGATGGCACAGAGGTGGATGAAATTGACGCGGGCACCCTGGAAATCAAACCGGACCTGGCCGCCGCCACCGCTGGCGCAGACCAGCGGGGCCACGTGCGCCGGGTGCTGGAATCCATTGAAGCGGTCATCGAAGACCGCGCCACAATGGACCAGATGCGATACAAAATCAATAACAGGGAATTGTGGCGGACCCCGCTGGCGGACCTGATGCGGCTGCGCATCCATTACAAAAATCAACTGGTGCGGATGCAGATGCAAAAATCTGGCTGCTTTGGCCGCACCGTAAAAGTGAGGCTTTAGCATGGGTTTTTTTTCCAGATTGTTTGGCGGTGAGGACGAACAGCCGCAGCCGCAAAACAGCAGCATGAGCCGCCGCCAGCAGCGCCAGCTGGCCGCAAGCATTTCCGGCATGTTCAACAGCGCCAAGCAGGACCGCCTGAATGAATCCTGGGGGGTGATTCCGCTAACCGCTGACCTGATTATTTATCGTAATCAGATGCAGCTAGTGGCCCGGTCGCGGGAACAGGTCAATAACAACGACTATGCGAAAAAGTTTGTGCGTATGTGCGTGCAAAACATTGTCGGGCCGGAAGGCGTGCTGCTGCAGGGGCGCGTTAAAAAAGGGGATGAAACCCTGGATGACGCCGCCAACCAGGCCATCGAACATGCCTGGAAGGAGTGGGGAGAGCAGGAAAACTGCGACATTACCGGCCAGATGGACTGGTGGGAAATCGAAAAAGCCTGTGTCATTTCCATGGCTAAAGACGGTGAATTTATGCTGCGCAAAATCTTTGGCCGCCCAGCGGGCAAGTGGGGATTTGCGCTGCAGGTGCTGGACCCGCAACGGTGCCCTGTGGACTACAACCGGGACTACCTGGAAAACGGGGAATTTATCCGTTCCGGCATCCATTTTAACAAGTGGGGCAAACCGTTATTTTACTATTTCCAGACAGTGGACGGGAACACCCCGGACGCCAATGAAATGTATTATTCCTGGGGTGGCCGCAAGTTTTTGCAGGTGGCTGCGGATGAAATCATCCATGGTTACGAACGGGAAATGGTGGGTCAGAAACGCGGCCTGCCGTGGATGGCTACCGCCTTATTCCGGCTGCGCCAATTAAACGGTTTTGAAGACGCGGCCATTGTTAATGCCCGTGTGGCTGCCGCCAAAATGGGCGTGCTGCAATGGCGGGAAAACGAAACGCCCGTTGATTATGACCCGGACGATGAAATGGGCGTGCAGATGGACGCGGAGCCCGGCACCTTTCAGGAATTGCCGCCTGGCCTGGAATTGAAAGGCTGGGAACCGCAATGGGCCGCCGGGGAATACATGCCGGTGCATAAATCCGTGCTGCGGGGCGTGGCCGCTGGCATGGGTGTGGCATATAACAATCTCGCCAATGACCTGGAAGGGGTGAATTTTTCCAGCATCCGCAGCGGCACCCTGGATGAACGGGAACAGTGGATGGACCGACAGAAACTGCTGATTAAATCCCTGTGTCGCCCGGTATTCAAAGAATGGCTGCCGCGTGCACTGCTGGCGGGCCTGATTAAGAACACCAAAACAAGCCAGCCGCTGCCCGCATCCAAGCTGGCGGCTTACAAAAAACACCACTGGCAGCCGCGCCGCTGGTCATGGGTTGACCCCAAAGCGGACGTGGCCGCCGCTGTGGAAAGCAAAAACAACCTGCTATCCAGCCCCGGACAGCTCATCCGTGAAAGTGGGCGGGACCCGCACGAAGTCTGGCGGGAGTTTTCACGGGACATTAAGGCCATGCGGGATGCAGGCATCCCGGATGAATTTATCATGGCCGCTATTCTGCCGGAAAACTGGGTGATTAAACCGGAAGTGGATGGCAGCGCCGTGGGGGCCGAGGACCCGCCGCAGCCCGCCGCCGCCAAATGACATTTCTAACAGGGAAGCAATAAAAATGCGCAAACGACACAAACCAAAAATGGTGGGATTGCACACCAGGGCCGCCAGCCATCTGACAGCGGAAAAAATCAACCAGGGTGGCCTGCACCGGGCCATGACCGTGCGCAGTTTTTCCGCCCAGGACCGCACTGTGGAATTGGCGTTTTCCAGTGAAACGGAAGTGGCCCGCTGGTTTGGCCAGGAAGTATTGAGCCATGCGCCAGGGGCAATGGACACCAGCCGCCTGCTGTCGGGCGGGGCGCTGCTGGTGAACCATGACTGGGATGACCAGGTGGGGGTGGTGGAGTCGGTCACCATCGGGGATGATAAGGTGGGCCGCGCCGTGGTGCGTTTTGGCCAATCTGCCCGCGCCCAGGAAATCTTCCAAGACGTGATGGACGGTATCCGCAAAAACGTATCTGTCGGGTATTCGGTCAATGAATGGCAGGTGACCGGTGAACGGGACGATACCGAAATCATCACGGTCACCAGCTGGACCCCGTTTGAAATTTCCATTGTGGCGGTGCCTGCGGACGTATCCGTGGGGGTGGGCCGCAGTGCGGAAAACATGCCAGAGGATTCAGGGGCTGGCGGCAATAATAATGGCAGCATCCGAAATAAAGAAAATGATTCGGCTGACAATCTTAATCAAAGGGAAACTGCAAGCATGGATAAAATCCTGCGGGATGCCAAAGGCAACCTGGTGCGGGCCAAAGTGGATGACCAGGGCACCATCCTGGAAGTCCTGGAAGTCCTGGAACGCGCCGAAGATTCACAAAACAACGTCCAGCGGGGCCGCCAGTCAGAAGCTGACCGCACCCGCCAGATTTTGGAAATGGGCGAACAATACAAGATGGATGACCTGGCCCGGTCATTTGTCAAAGATGGCAAATCTGTGGCCGAGTTCCAACGCGCTGCCCTGGACCAGCTGAACACCCGCTCCAGCAAGCCGCTGAACGAGCAGTTTGCAGAAGCCGGTGTGGGCCTGTCGGACAAAGAAGTGCGTGAATATTCCTTCATGCGCGTCATCCGCGCCCTGGCCAACCCGCAGGACAAAAAAGCGCAGCAGGAAGCCGCGTTTGAAATGGAAGCCAGCCGCGCCGCCGCTGACAAGCTGGGCAAGGAAGCCCAGGGCATCATGGTGCCCGCTGATGTGCTGTCCCGTAGCTTTACGGCAGGAACGGACACCGCCACCGCTGGCCACACGGGTGGTTTCGGTGTCCCCACCACCCTGCTGTCTGAATCGTTTATTGACATTCTGCGGCACAAAGCCACCATCATGAAACTGGGTTTCATCATGGGCGGCCTGGTGGGCAATTTTGACATTCCGCGCCAATCCGCGCATGGCCAGGGTTACTGGCTGGGTGAAGATGTGGACGCCACGGAAAGCAATATTGACATTGACCAGGTGCACCTGGCGGCCAAGACCGTGGGCGCATATACCGACATTACCCGCAAACTGATGCAGCAAAACAGCATCGGTGCGGAACTGCTGGTGCGCCGTGACCTGGCCATTTCCCTGGGCCTGACCATTGACACCGCTGGCTACTACGGCACCGGAAGTGCCAATAACCAGCCGCAGGGGATTGCCGGTATCACTGGCATTGAAGCGGTGGACTGGGGTGTGGCGGGCACGCTGCCTTCCTGGGCGCAACTGGTGCAGATGGAAACCACCATTGCCGCTGCGGACGCGGACGTGGACGCCATGACCTATGTCATGAATGCAAATATGCGTGGCCACTGCAAAACCACCCAAAAATTCCCGACGACCCCAACGGGTGCCACCATTTGGGAACCGGGCAACACGGTGAACGGTTACGCCACGGCAGTGACGAACCAAATCAATGATGGGGATGTTTTCTTTGGCAATTTTGCCAATCTCATTGTGGCACTTTGGGGCGGCCTGGACCTGTTTGTGGACCCGTATAGCAAATCCAAATCGGGCGGCATCCGCGTGGTTGCCTTCCAAGACGTGGATTATGCTGTGCGGCATCCGCAGTCCTTCTGCCTGGGCCGCGCAACGGGCTAATAGCCTAATGGCCTGACGCATAAAAGGGGCGGCCAGTGCTGCCCCTTTTTACCAACAAAACTGAGAAAACGGGAAAATGAAAACTTTTATTTTAGTGGTGCTGTCCGCCTTCGTGATTGAAGGGGATATTGTGAAACCGGGCCAGCTGGTGGAGATGACCGACAAGGAAGCCCGCGCCATGTTAAGCCGCAACAAAGTGCGCCTGGCCACGGATGCCGACCTGAAAAAAGCCGGCGTGTATCGTGGCATTGACAGACGCGAAGAAGGCAAGCGGCAAGAACCGGCCACCCCGCCCGCTGGCGACCAGGCCACGGCAGCCGATAAAGCAGGGGAATAATTAAATGGCGGATTCACCTGCATGGGAAAACCTGGACCAATTCCTGAACCCCAGGGACTTTGGCCAGGTGGTCACCATTAACCTGGCCAATGGCAGCATCCGGCAGGTGAACGCCATTTTTGATGACCCCTATTTTGATGACACCCTGGGGGAATATAACCTGGACATTTCCGCGCCCCGCATCCTGGCGAAAATGACCGACCTGGCCGGGGTGAATCGTGGGGATTCGGTCACCGTGGCCGGGGTGCAGTATGACGTGCTGGCCCCGGCAATGGGGGATGGCATTGGCATGGGCACCCTGAAAATGGCGCGGGCGGTCTAGTGTCACTGTTAAACCTGGACATAAACGCCGAGCAGCTGCAGCGCCTGGCGCTGGACTTCGCCGCTGATGAAAAGCTGGTGGAAAAAGCCCTGCTGTCCACCCTCAACAAAATGGCCAAGTGGCTGCGGGCCAGGAGCATCCGGGGCCTGTCCGTGGAACTGAAACTGCCGCAGAAAATCGTGCGCAGGCGTTTGAAATCGTTCCGCGTGCAGAAACTGCCCAATGGGGCCGAGGTGCGGGTGTTTTATGGCCTGGACAATGTGGGGCTGATTTATCTGAACGCCAGCCAGAATGGCCGGGGGGTATCCGCCTATGGCGGCAGGTTTGTGCAGAGTGCATTTATCCGCCCCGGCCAGAACAGCGGCAGCCAGCAGGTATTCAAGCGCCGTGGAGCGGGCCGCCTGCCGCTGGACAAACAGGTGGCGGCCATTCAGGACCCAGCAGACCAATACATTGAAGATGACCTACTGGGCACGGAAGCATTTGAACGCCAATTCTATAAAACTTTTGAGCATGAACTATCATGGCGGACCAAAACACAACGATAGACCTGGACACCCTGCACACGGTTATTGTGCAGCAGGTGCAGGCGCAGTTTCCTGACCTGGTGACGGTGGAATTTTACCGCACCGATTATTCCGGCCTGCCCCTTCCGGCCTGCCTGCTGGAAATGACGGAAATGGAAAACGAACCGGGCGAAGATGCGGGCACGGGACAGTTGGCGGTGAAAGCCCGTTTTGAAGCCCGCCTGGTGATTGGGTTTAAAACGCCGAACGCCAAAATGGAAATCCGCAAGCTGGCGGCAGCCTTTGCCGCCTGGGTGAAGCTGCGCAAATGGCCGGGTGCCCCCAGCGGGGAAGCGGAAGTGATTGGCTGTTATGACGACCATTTTGAACCCGCACTGGAACAATATGAAGTGTGGCGTGTGGAGTGGACGCAG